TCCAGACTTCAAGCCAAACCAACATAGTTACAACTCAAAAGAAGATGTAGGCTATGTGTGGGATACTAACCGAGTGTTTAACAATTTATATAAGGACGAATCCGATGGGTAAAATGGAAGATAGAATGATGGAAGGTCTTAAACAACTTATGCCACAACAGGCACAAGAAGATATAAAGAAAAAACCGAAGCCCGTAAAGAAAGCTGGCGGTGGCATGATGAAGAAAAAAGGTTATGCTAAAGGTGGCATGATGAAGAAGGGCTACGCTAAAGGTGGCAAAGTTCGCGGTGCTGGTATGGCTTCAAAAGGTGTACGTCCAGCTAAAATGGTCACTATGAAGGGTTCGTAATGACTGACAGAGAAATCCTTAGAATAGCCAATGAAGACGTGCAACGGCTCACCAACGATCAGTATAAACGCTATACTGAGCTTATGAAGATGCCTCTTAAAGACAGGTATAAGACTGGGCGAAAAGCTGGTGGGCCGATTAAATTGCGTCGTGGTGGATTAGCTAGACGGAAAAGAAGCTGTGCGTAGATACTATAAAAAAGACTGCGGATGCGCTAAATGTAGTAAGAGCTACAAGAAAGGTGGATCAGTCAAAGATGAGTGTTACAGCAAAGTTAAGAGCCGTTATAAGGTCTTCCCGTCAGCGTATGCAAGCGGGGCGATTGCAAAGTGCAGAAAAGTTGGCGCCAAAAACTGGGGCAATAAGTAGTGGCAGTAAGAAAGACAAAAAAGGGTGCAGCACTTAAACGGTGGTTCAAAGAAGACTGGAAAGACGTTTCCACGGGGAAAGCATGTGGGCGTAGCAAAGGTGAAAAACGGGGTACTCCATATTGTCGCCCCACAAAAAGGGTTTCTTCTAAGACCCCAAAAACCTCTGGAGAAATGAGCGCTTCGGAAAAACGCGCTAAGATTAGACAGAAGAAAAGTTTAGGACAACCTGCTGGGAAACCTCGTAGAGTATCTCCCACAAAACGTAAGAGGAAAAGTTAATGGAAGTGTTTCAGAATGGTAGATTTTCTACTGGAGAGCCAGTGTATCAGATAGGGGTCAAAAACTCTGATGGTACATACGATATAAAGGTTTTTGATTTGATGAATAAAGAGCAAGCTGAAGCGAAGCTTGTCGAAATGGGTGGGGGTGTTAAAAAACCTGCGCCTAAGAAAATGCCAGAACAGGTAACTGAAAACATTGAAAATATGACTAAATTAGAGCTTGAAGCTATGATGCGTAACCACGGTGTAGAGCTTGATCGTAGAAAAACAAAAACATCTTTAGTAGCTAAAGCGAAAGCTGTTCTAGCAAAGGGTTAACCCATGGCGACTTCAGGTACCACAGATTTTAATATGGACTTTACGGAGATTGCGGAAGAAGCATGGGAACGTGCGGGCCGCGAGCTTCGTTCTGGCTATGATCTTCGTACTGCTCGTAGGTCTATGAACCTTATGACTATTGAGTGGCAGAATCGTGGTATTAATCTATGGACTATAGATGAAGGAGTCATAAACCTAGTTGCAGGTACGGGGCAGTACTCACTGCCTAATGATACTATTGACCTTCTAGAACAGGTAATCCGCACCGGCGCGGGCAATGCAGCCACACAATCTGACCTCACCATAACTCGTATTAGTGTTAGTACTTACGCGTCTATCCCAAACAAGTTATCTCAAGGTAGACCTATACAGGTTTGGATCGAACGATTGGTTAATGCGCCTAGAATTAATATTTGGCCTGTACCTGATTCTAATGACTATGTGTTCAAATACTACAGACTTCGCCGAATCCAAGATGCTGGTAGCGGAGTACAAACTGCGGATATGAACTTTAGGTTCCTCCCATGTCTTGTAGCAGGGCTAGCGTATCATATTGCTATGAAGGTGCCAGAATTAGCGCCAAGAGTGGAAATGCTTAAGGCTGAGTATGAAGCACAATTTGTATTAGCTGCAGGAGAAGACCGAGAGAAAACACCATTTAGGTTCGTTCCCTCAGTAAATAGGGTGTAAATATGGCAAGGTTTGCTTCAGGCAGGAACGCACTAGGGATATGCGACGTTTGTGGATGGCAGTACAAACTCCGCGAGTTGCGTGATCTTATAGTAAAAGGCCGTAATAGCAATATAATGGCGTGCCCTGAATGTTGGAATCCTGACCACCCACAGTTAAGTTTAGGTGAATTTCCCGTGGACGATCCTCAAGCTATCCGTAATCCTCGTCCAGATTACACGCAGTATGCTCAAAGTAGAGCGCAAATTAACCCAGTACGTCCTGTTGTTAGTACTGGATTTATAGGTACAGTTACGGTAATAACTTAGTAGGAGTTACAAAATGAACAGAAACATGAAGGGTTTTTCCAAATTACCGGAAAAAGTACAAAAAAAGATGGACCCAGAACTAGCTAAGAAGTACAGCGGTGGCGGTTCTGTGAAATCAAAAGGTGCAGCTAGAGGCGGCGTAAAGGTGCGGGGTACCGGCGCAGCTACTAAAGGTTTGTACGCTCGTGGACCTATGGCTTAAGATATGAACTACGCAGAGCTGACAACAAATATTCAAGACATATGTGAAACAACTTTCACAGCGGATCAGCTCGCCATGTTTACTGAACAGGCTGAACAGAAGATATATAATACTGTTCAAATACCCGCACTTAGAAAAAATGTGACAGGAACTTCTACTATTGGGAATAACTATTTAGGTACCCCGTCAGATTTTCTGTGGTCATATTCTTTAGCGGTAATAGACGGTAGTGGCACTTACAGCTTTCTTATAAACAAAGACGTTAACTTTATTAGAGAAGCTTACCCAGACCCATCTGCTACGGGGCTACCGCAACATTACGCTTATTTTGATGATAATACATTCATCCTTGGGCCTACTCCCGATGCTGCTTATACAACTGAACTGCATTACGGATATTACCCAGAATCTATTGTAACAGCGGGCACTACTTGGCTTGGAGACGAATTTGATTCTGCTCTTTTGAATGGCGCGTTAGTAGAAGCTATTCGATTTATGAAGGGTGAAGCAGATGTAATAGCGGAGTACGGTAAGTTTTACGTACAAGCTATTGGCCTACTTAAAAATCTTGGCGATGGTAAGCTTCGAGAAGATGCGTATCGGTCAGGACAAGTTCGTAATCCAGTAAGTTAGGAGATAAATTATGGCAATCACTCAGGCAATGTGTACGTCGTTTAAACAAGCACTTCTCGATGGTGAGATGGATTTTAGTAGCGATACAACACAGACATTCAAAATCGCGTTGTATACATCTAGCGCAACAATAGATGCAACAACAACAGCGTATTCAGTAACTAATGAAGTATCGGGTACGGGGTACACAGCGGGGGGTAATACTCTAACTGTCGTGGCGCCTACTACATCTGGTACTACTGCGTTTTTAGATTTTGCTGATACCACTTGGAGTTCTGCAACAATTACTGCTCGTGGAGCGCTTATCTACAAATCTGGAGGGGGAGACCCTGCAGTAGCAGTGCTTGATTTTGGCGCGGATAAAACATCTACCGCTGGTGATTTTACTATTCAGTTCCCAACAGCAGATGCCTCTAACGCAATTATTAGGCTTGCATAGGATGAATAAATGGCGTCATCAACTACATACATAGGGTGGGGTTCTACCGCTTGGGGCCAAGGCTCTTGGGGTACCGACCTTATTGTTGTAGAAGTTGATGGCGTTCAGGCTACGGGTGCTGTAGGCACTGTAAGTGTAGTTGCAGAGGCAAATGTATCGCCTACAGGCGTAGAAGCCACAGGCGCTTTAGGAACTGTTTCTGTAAGCGGCGCTGCAACTGTTCAACCTTCGGGGCTTGAAGCGACTACAGGACTTGGTAGTGTAACGGTTGCTGCTGACGCAAATGTCGCAGTTACTGGAAATGCGGCAACAGGTGCAGTAGGTACTACTACTGTTGTAGGCGAAGCAAATGTATACCCATCAGGATTACAAACTACTGGTGGAGTTGGTTCGGTTAATGTTGTAGCCGATGCAAACATCTACCCTTCAGGGGTAAGCGCAATAACAGCTCTAGGCAGCGCAACTGTTACGGGCGCCGCTAATGTGTCTCCAACTGGAGTCGTCTCTACTGGAGCTATAGGTACTGTTTCTATAGCATTTGGGATTACAATTTCTGTAACTGGAGTGGCTAGTTCAGTAGTAGTCGGTAATGTGGTTGCGTCTGCAAATGCAGATGTAGTAGTTACTGGGGTAGCAGCTGTAGGAAACTTAGGACAAGTTCATGTTTGGGGAGAGGTCGATGACAACCAAAACCCAAATTGGCAAAATATTTCTGGCGCACAAACACCAACTTGGGGTAGTATTTCAACAACGCAGACTCCGAATTGGCAAGATATCGCTGCATGAGGGCTTATAAATGACAACACAATACACACCGATACTTAAGCTAGCTCTCCCTGTTCAAGGGGAACTAAGTGGTACTTGGGGCGATACCGTAAACGATAGTATCACTTCTTTGGTTGAAGAAGCGGTAGCGGGTCGGTCAGTCATAGACTCTTGGACTGCTAATTCACATACACTTACCACCGCAAACGGCGCAGCCGCAGAATCACGCTCTATGATGTTAGAGTTTACCGATACGGGTGCGGCACTTACTGGTGCAGGTACAGTTATCTGTCCCACGTTGTCTAAAGTCTATATAGCTAAAAATGCTTCAGGGCAGTCTATCACACTCAAAACAGCTGCAGGTACGGGGATCGCAGTACCTAATGGACGCACAATGTTTTTGTTCTGTGATGGTACAAATGTACTAGAGGCAGTTACTAACATTCAGTCTTTGCAGCTTGGCACAGGCTCTACTGTAACTGTTATTCTTGACGAAGATAATATGGCTTCTGATAGCGATACAGCGTTAGCCACACAGCAATCTATTAAGGCATACGTAGATAGCCAAGTAGGTAGTTTCGATACATTAGCTGAAGTTCTTGCTAATGGTAATACATCAGGTGGTACTGCACTGCAGATGACCACGACAGACGAGCTTCAGTTCCGTGATACCGCGTTGAAAATTAGTTCATCTGCGGATGGACAGCTAGATATTGATGCTGATACCGAAATTGAAATTGTAGCTCCGACAGTAGATATTGATGCGTCTACTGCTGTAACTATTAACGCAGCTGATACGACAATCACCGGGAATCTAAGTGTAGACGGCGGCACAATCAAGCTGGATGGTAACTATCCGACAGGCACACACAACGTGGCGTTGGGTAACACTGCTCTGGATGATGGCAGTCTTTCTGGCACAAGTAATACGGCCATAGGTTCCAATGTGCTTTCTGAAAACGAAGGCGGCACAAGAAACACAGGCGTAGGTCACAACGCTTTGGCATTTAATACTTCAGGAAACTACAATGTTGCTATCGGATACATTGCGCTGGATGCAAATACAACAGGTGCATCAAATGTGGCTATCGGAGATAGTGCTTTAACATCGAGTGTTACGGCATCCAACAACACTGCTGTTGGTTATGCAACACTGTACGACAATACCACTGGTGAATTTAATCTTGCGTCTGGTCTTTTGGCCCTTCAAAACAACACAAGTGGAAGTTACAACACAGGGCTGGGTGCTTATGCTTTGCAAACAAACACCACCGCCAGCAACAACACGGCAGTGGGACATCAGTCGCTGTATGCTAACACCACAGGTTCAGGTAATGTTGCAGTAGGTAAACAGGCTGGGTATAATAATACTACTGGAATTGGCAATACGGCACTTGGTTTTCAGGCTGGGCTAAATCATACTATTGGAACACAAAATACAGCCGTTGGTGATAATTCACTTCGCTCAACCACAAGCGGTAGTTATAATACAGCAATAGGTGCAAAGAATAGCTCTGGATTTAGTTCTCTTTATAGCAACACCACAGGGCAATATAATGTTGCAGTTGGCGTAGCGGCACTAGCATCCAACACCACCGCAGACAGCAACACTGCTGTTGGTTATCAGGCTGGGTATAATAATACTACTGGTACAAGTAATACAGCAATCGGATATAACTCACTTCTTTCCAGCACTACATCGAGCCATAACACCGTTGTTGGCTATGAGGCTGGACGCAATAACACAACAGGTTTTGATAATGTTGTAGTTGGCAAGGACGCTTTTTATTATAATACGACAGGCGCATATAACACTGCTATTGGTCGTGATGCTTTACAAACCGCCACTACAGCCGATTATAATACCGCTGTTGGTTGGTCAGCTTTGAAAGCCAATACAACAGGTCAAAATGACGCTTTTGGTGCTAGCACTCTATATAACAACACAACAGGAACAGCGAATGTGGCTGTTGGCACCGCCGCTTTGTTTGATAATGTTACTGGTTCTAATAATGTTGCAGTTGGTCGCAACGCTTTAGAAAACAACACCACCGCATCTGGCAACACAGCAGTGGGTTATCAGGCTGGGTATAGTAATACGACTGGCGAACAGAACACTCACATTGGTTTTACATCTGGTCAGCTAAACACAACTGGTTATAATAATTCTGCGCTAGGTTACAACTCGTTAAAGTCAAATACTACTGGTGCGTTTAATACTGCTATTGGTCATAGTGCATTAACAGCCAATACCACCGCAAGCGAAAACACAGCAGTGGGTTATGAATCTCTTTACGATAACAGTACAGGCACACGTAATACCGCAGTAGGTCATCTAACGCTTTTTAACAACACTACAGCCTCAGACAATACCGCTATGGGTCGTGAAGCTATGTATTATAATACTACAGGAGCAGAAAACTCTGCTTTTGGTTCGGGTGCTTTAGTAACAAACACAACAGGTAGCAATAATACTGCTTTGGGCAGGTATGCGTTAGTTTCCAACACCACCGCAAGCTACAACACAGCTGTGGGGTATCAGGCTGCGTATGCAAATACAACTGGTAGTCAAAACACTGCTGTCGGTATGTATTCTCTATACGACAACACTTCCGGCAACTTTAACGTAGCCCTTGGCGTGTCGGCATTGGAAAACAACACCACCGCCAGCGACAATACTGCCGTTGGTTATCAGGCTGGGTATAGCAATACCACTGGTACACCAAACACCGCAATAGGATACCTAGCTTTGCAAGACAACACCACTGGCGGTTCTAATGTAGCTGTAGGCAAGGGTGCATTATCTGACAACATCAGCGGAGGTGCCAACACTGCGATAGGCACTGATGCAATGCGCTTCAACACCGCCTCCCTCAACACGGCGGTTGGCAAAGACGCCATGTATTCCAATACAACTGCCACAGAAAACGCCGCACTTGGCTATCAATCTTTGTATGACAGCACGACAGGTAGTTTCAACTCTGCGTTTGGTTATAGGGCACTTTTTAACAACACTACCGCAGCCAGTAACACTGCTATTGGTAGAAACACCCTGTATTATAATACCACTGGCGCAAACAACACTGCTATTGGTGCAGGTGCGTTGGA